TGTTGCATATATGGAATTTACTGATTGTATCATGAATTCTATTAATGAATTAAGTTTGAATTTTGCAGAGAATGTTTCATCGTTTAGCACATTCGAAGTTACCTTCTTTTATAACAAATTAAACCTCAGATTAGAGGTCGAATAAATATCAGATATATAACATATGAAAACATTTAATACTTACTTACTTGAAAACTCAGCTACTGAAAAAGAACTGAAACTTATTAACGAAGGTTTACAAGAAGAGTGGACTCCAGAGTTAGAAGCTAAAATTGATGCAGCTTTGGAATCATTTGCTTTAGAATACCAAAAAGCCGATGGTACATACGATATTGAAAAACTTAATGAAGAGATTACTAATGAAGGTTTCTTTGGTTCTATTATTGGTGGTCTTACAGGATTTGCTTTAGGTAAATCAGTAGGTAAAATGATAGCAAAAGTATTGGGTATTGAAAGAGGTATTTTCTATGATTTATTAACCTCAAGACTAGTTGGTGCCGCTTTAGGTGCAAGTCTTGGTAATAGAATATAAATGAATTTTTTAGCAGTAGACTTTTCTTTGAATTCCCCTGGAATTTGCATATATAATGATAAGAGTAAGAAATATCATTTTATTAGTTACATGAAGCCTGGTACAGGCACTAAAGCAGAACAAAAACTTCAAGAAGAGTTATCTCTTTTAAGTGATGTTACTCTTATTAATCAACCTGACTTTACAAACACCGAATCCTTTTCAAGTGCAGAACTTCTTAAAGTTAAGCGCTATGATAAAATGGCAGATGACATAATAAACCTTGTCTTACAGAATAGTTTTGAAGGTGATGGGTTTATAATTGCCTTTGAAGGAACTTCTTATGGTTCTAATGGTGGAACTAACAACATGATTGACATGGCGGCAGGTGCTGCAATCCTAAAACTAAAACTTTTAAAGACTCTTAATCCTGATGACATCAAGACTGTGGCTCCAACCACTATCAAGAAGTTTGCTGGTAAGGGTAATATGAATAAGCTTCAATTGTTTGATTGCTTTCAACGAAACGTGAACGAAGACCCGATCTTGGCTAAAAGCCCTTTGTGGAAAATCGTTAAAGACCTTGAAGTTGGAAAGAAGATCCCGAAGCCTTTAGACGACCTAGTCGATGCTTATTTTCTCGTTGCGTTCGTTGCAACCCCAAACACCTAATCTTTCCTCTGGCGTAAAGACATATTTTATATGCAAGTTGCGTAAAACTGTTTCATTTTATTTAAAAAAAATAAAAAATAGTTCTCCATGAAACAAAACTAAACATAGATATATAATAAGTATACTATTAAAGTAGTAACAGAAGTTAAAAAAATGGCACAGTTAGTTACAATCGATTTCTTCCGACTAAACGCAATCCTACACAAAATGGTTGTAAATGGTCAGCTCTCAAACGAAGAGCGTGAAACATTATTACACAAGTCAGGGCTACTTAAGCTTACGGATACTTGTTGGATTGAAGACGAAAATTCTACATTGACATTTCCTTTTCCTGAAGTTGAAACTTTTTAGAGTATACAATTATAAGTATTGAAAATAATTTCAAGATAACAATTTAACAAACTAAACAATTTAAAGGTATGAGTGATTCATTTGACATTTTTAACTTAGGTGTAGAAGACGTAGAAACGCACCAAGTAACAACAAGTACTTCTTCAAACGAAGTGTACAAACCAACCGCAGACGATGGTAAAGACGGAACTTACAAAGCATTAGTGCGATTTGTTCCAAACCCTGAAAACCCTCGTAATTCCCTAATTCAAAAATATGTGCACTGGATGACAAATTCTAGTGGTGATGGTAAACTAGTTGATAGTCCATCTACCATCGGTGAAAAGTGTCCAATCGCGGATGTATTTTGGAAACTACGTAAATCAGATTCAGCTGTTGACCGTAAGGCATCAGAGAAATTGAAAAGACGTCAACAGTATTATGCTTTGATCAAGATCATTAAAGATCCACAAAACCCAGAATTAGAAGGACAATACAAAGTCTTCAAATTTGGTTACAAGATCAAAGAGAAAATCGACGCAGAATTGAAACCAGACTTCGGTGAACCAACACAAGTATTCGACCTTTTCGAAGGTAAGAACTTTGAATTGATTATCACACGTCAAGGTGACTTCAACAACTATGACAAATCTAAATTCTCAGCTAGTAAATCAGCTATCATTATGGGCGATGCACCAGCAGAGCGTAATAAAGAAACGATGACTACTATCAAAGCAGAATTAGATACTGCTCCTTCATTAAAAAGTTACGATTATCAAGCGTGGGACGAAGAAACTCGATCATTTGTAAATGATGTATTGAGAATGTATTTAAACCCGGGTGATTCAATCGGTGAGATGACTTCAAGTGCTCCTAAGAAAGCTACTAAAAGTACAAACACTGTAGCTGAAATGGAAGCTCCAGCGAAAGCAAAAACAGAATCAACATCAAATGTAACAAATGACGATGACTTAGATTCTTTTTTGAATGACCTCGACATCTAACATAAACTTATCTGAAGAGTTAAAGGATAAAATAAAATACGCACTTAAACAAGTAGTATCTCAAAAACATCCTGAACCTAATAAGAAACTACTTAAAGACATGCATGGGCGAATAACCCTTGCATGTCCTTATTGTGGTGATTCTCATACCGATGATACCAAAAAAAGAGGTAACATTTTCTGGGATACACTGCAATATCACTGTTATAATTGCAGCCATCACACTAACGTTTATACTTTTTTAAAAGATCACGAAGTAAAGATGGATAATTCAGATGACTCATTCGCAGTTATCGATTATATTCAACAAAACAAAATACAAGTTAATCCCGAATCGGTTCTAAAACACCAAGCTTTAGAAACTGTTCATAATCTTGCGATTGAAGTTGATGAATTTAAAAAACATTTTAGAGCAAAATCAATAGTTCCAGGTGATTGGATCTGGTTTCAACTAAAAGCAAGACTTCTGCACAATAGAGCAGATGATTTTTTATATTCAGAAAAAGAACATCGTTTGTGGATTTTAAACTTTAGTACAGATGGTAAAATTATAGGAGCTCAGACGCGTAGAATGAAAGGATATGGTCAAAGATACTTAACGTATGATCTACCTAAATTATATGAGGAAATGGGTAAACCGTTAGAGATGACAAACGAAGAGTTAAATGCACTTACAAAAATATCAACTCTGTTTGGTATTATGCAATTAAATTTTCAAAGAACAATCACATTATTTGAAGGACCATTAGATGCAAAGTTTATGAATAATTCATTAGCTCTTGCAACTGCAGGCAGATCAACAGAAGATTTCGATGAGATACCAACGGTTAGATACATGTTCGATAATGATGCAACAGGTAAAAAGAAAATGGCTGAAAAACTTAAAAGAGGCAGATCCGTATTTATGTGGTCTAAATTTCTTAAGGAAAATAAGCTGGATACATATAATATTAAAGATCTAAATGACTTAGTATTGAAATGTTTTGAGCTTAAAATCGATGCTCATAAAAAGATCGATCAATATTTTACATCAAGTCAATTAGATTTATGGTACGTATAGCAGATATTAGTAGTATGGTTGAAGATAATTTGGATGACTTTCAAAAAGACAGTGATAGATTTAAAGGTATGAAACTCTTAATAGATTTCTCACCATTAGATCTTAGTGTCAATTCTCCAGATATTAAAATGCCAGAACCTAAATTTAAAAAGAAACAAGTTATTGCAAAATTTATTAAGCCTAATCCTAACAAAAAATCATTATTTTAAATATGAGCAAAGAAGTAATATTAGCGCTTGATAAAAAGTTAAGTAGCCAACGAATAGAATGGACCAACAACATCAAAGAACTTGCACAAAGTCTTAGACGTTTAAATGAATTAGAAGGAACTATCGCAGAGGTACTTTCTTCGAGACAGTCTTTAGTCGAACAAATATCATATTTAAATATGAAGATTAAAGAACAAAGAAACAAAGTTAATGTCAGATATAGAGAAGCTTATATTAGATATTATGAATACGACTACAAGCTCGGTGAAAAGCAAAAAGAGAAGTTTATTGAAACAGATCTAGCCGATGAAAATATGATATTGTCTCACTTGGAAAATCAAGTTGAATTTTTTAGAGACTCGGTAAAAACCCTAGATAACATGGGCTTTGCCATCCGTAATAGACTTGCATTAAAAGATCTATAACGGTAAACAAAAATGCTCTAACAATGTGGAGCTTAGTTTAACTGAAAACAAACAGTTGCTTCGTATTGACGTAGCATCTGAATTAGAATTAGAACAACTCAACATATCTCTTAATAAGAGAATTGAGTCTTGGCGTTTCAATCCCTTGGTTAAAAAGGGACTATGGGATGGCTATGTTTCATATATAAAAGATGATAAGTGGATTCCTTCTGGACTATGGAGGGAAGTCATGGGTATTTGTAAGGACTACGGGTTTGAATTTAAACTCAATGGCATTACAGATATTTTCGATACGAATATTAACCAAGAAAAATTTAATGAGTGGGCTTTAGCATTCTTTGATAAATCTGAGCTTACTCCCAGAGACTATCAAATAGAAGCTGCATTTAATATTTTAAAATTTAAAAGATGTTTAAGTGAATTGGCAACTTCAGCCGGTAAAACACTTATATCATTCCTAACAGTAGCATACTTACTAGAAAAACAAAAGGCACAAAAGATTCTCTTTATAGTACCTAATGTTTCTTTAGTGGTACAAGCAAGTGAGGATTTCCTAGACTATAACTATAGAAATGCAGTAGATATAAAAGTACAGCAAATTTATGCAGGTCAAAAAGTAAGACCCGGAAGAAATGTTATTATAGGAACATATCAATCGCTTGTTAAAAAAGACAAAGCATATTTTGAAGAGTTCGATGCAGTTATTGTAGATGAAACTCATAAAGCAAAATCTGCATCTATTAAAACCATATTACAAAAGTGTGCAAATGCCGATTACAAATATGGTTTATCAGGTACTATACCAAAAGAAGGCACTCTAGACAGATTAACTCTAATGGCATATACTGGTCCTCTAATAACTGAGATCAGTGCAAATTACTTGCAAAATGAAGGTCATATTGCAGGTTGTAAAGTAAAAATTATAAAAATGGACTACGCTCCGCAATCTACTAAAGATGCGTTTAGAGAGATGTCACAAAATAGGTATGAAAGCAAAGATGTTTTTAAATTTGAACAGAATTATGTCATTAATTCGCCAGGTCGCCTTAACTTCATTACTAGCATTATTTCCAGAGTTCGCGGTAATAGTTTGGTCTTATTCCATCGTATCGAGCACGGCAAAAAGATATATGATAAACTACGTAGAGAAAGCGATAAAACCGTTTACTATGTTGATGGAGGAATTGACCAAGATATTCGAGAAGAACACAAAAAGAAAATGGAAGCCTGAGAAGAATTCGTTATTGTTGCATCGTACGGTACATTTTCAACCGGTATCTCGATTAAGAAAATTCACAACATCTTCTTTACAGAATCTTTTAAATCGGAAGTCATAATTAGACAATCTATTGGTCGTGGTTTAAGACAACATAGCTCAAAAGAGTTCGTTAATATTATCGATTTTGTAGATGATCTTTCATCACCAGACTGGGATAATTATTTAATGCGACACGCCAAAGAGAGACAACGTATCTACAAAGAACAGAAGTTTAAATACG